CTACTTAAATAAAAATCTTTAGCCTGTTTTATAAAAATATTTTGATCTAGATCACTATTAAACTCTCTACTCTCTAATCCAGGTGTAAGTTGTCTCTTTGCTTTTGTTAAAAATTCCTTTAAGAATAGATTACTTAAATTCGTAATCGTAGATCCTTTTTCATGAGTATCAATCTTAGTATTTTCAAAAACTAATTGATCCGTAGTTCCTTTTGCTTGATATGAAGTAACACCACTAAACCCTCTTATACATCCTGTAAACTTTGAATCTGTCTTTCCAGTATATGTAATAATTTCTGCATCAATTTTCAACAATCCATATGTTTCTGGGAATCCTTTTGTTCCATTAGGAGATTTTATTAAATCAACAGTAACTTCCTCTGCATTATAAGTTAATGCAGTATTTAAAACTACAGAATCAGTAAGATTGGTTAATTCACTAATTTTAATATATTGATCAATATTTTCAATCAGGTCAATAGGACCACTTTGATATTCCTGACCTTCGTAATATGTTTTTAAAAAATCCGCAACTAATGGAAACTCTTCCTGAACATAAGCAGGAAGTTGATTTTGAACAATGTTGCTAAACTTAACTCTATTTTGTGGCATTTTATGATCTTACTAAGTTCCCGTTGTGATAACTAGATGTTACGGTATAATTTGATGCTGCTGGATCTAATCCTGAAGCAATGTTGTCAACAATCATTTCAAAATTACTGTTACTAATATCTAGTTGCAAATAAAGATCCTGTAATCCAACAACATCATTGGATTTAGGACATGCAGATATTTCTACAATTGTTTGACCATCTTTTAATTTACCAGAAATGATATTAACAGGATTTAATGTAATAATACCACTCTTGTAATTAATAGTGCCTACATTCCGTCTAATAATAGTTGGGGAAGTAGAATTAACTGAAGGAACGGTAAAGAAGAAAAGTGATCCTGTTTCTCCATTAGAATTTGGAATATCAGATAGGTAAAGATCCTGTGGTATTCCACTTATACGAAATGCGGTAGATTTAATATTATATCCACTCATACTTTTAATATAAAATTCATTACCAAACCCAATTTGGTACTCTGCAAAACTATTTAATGCTGCTCTCATATCCCTTCTCATTTGTAGAGTGGTAATATTGGATGTAATAGAAGCATCACTTTCATCAATTACTTTTAAGAACTTACTGTACTTAAATCTAGCACCATATCTATTTAATTCAGTTGATTCTGCATAACTTTCAGCATTTTGTTGAACTAAAGTAGAAACATATTCTCCCGATGGTGCTAAATTTGTATTATAATAGATTTTTGAATCAACTTCTATGTAAAGATACTTTAAATCGAGAATTTCTGGGACAATTCCTGCCACTGCATATTTTTTAAGTTTAGTTTTGATATTTTCTTTAACTAAATTGGGTAAAAAGTCTCCTGTTCGTGGTTTTATGGTAATAAAGACCTTTCCATACTGAGGTGGAATCATTTCTTCACCTCCAAAAACCGAAATTGACTCTGTTTCGGGATAAATTTTATTTGGAATTAGAGTTTCGTAGTCATTTGCACTCACTGCTCTGTTTTGAGAAGCATAAATCCGTGGAGCAAACTTTTTAACTGACTCAACTGACTCAATTTCCTCTCCACCAGAGGATTGAAGGTCTGTACTAATTAAAGAAACACCTGTAGATACTGCATATGATTGAGAATTTCTAATATATGATAATTTACCAGCAAAAGTAAATCTGTTAATACCATTTGCGGCAGAACCACTAGAAATCATGTAGTCTGCAGTGATATAATTGCCTTCTTCTAACTTTTTACCAAAAATTCCATCCCCAAAAAAGAGTTGATACCTCTCATCCTCTACTTCTTGTAAAAAATATACTTTAGAATCTGATGTAATATCAAAAAGACTATCTTGAGCACTATATTTTGTCCCTGTAGTCGCAAATGAATTACCCCTTACAGTTACAGTCATTAAAGAAGTATCAATTCCTGTATTTTGAAGGATAAATTTTTGATTTGGATTAACTGAAGTGAATGTAAAGGCATTTGTTATCAAAGTACCTTCATGAATTTTAATACTATTGAAATTTGCTGTTACATTTCCTAAAGAATCAGTAGTAACAGGTACGGTAATGTCTTCTAAGATGGAAAATATGTAAGAATTAGTCCCCACTGAACCTGCAGTTGCTGCTACTGGACCTTTATTCAAGGTTAATGTAGCAGGAGTAGGGGTAATACCAGTTAAAGTAACGAAAAAACTTATAGTTGCTGTTGATGCTGTCCTTGATCTAGGTAGATATCCAATATTTCGTGCTAATGCAACTACATTTTCTCTTAAAGTTGCACTATCAATGAATACTTCATTCGTTACCATGTTGGCATTGTATGAAGTAATGTAGGTATTATAGGCTAATACGTCTAAAATTGATGATAAGTTGGATCCTTCAAAGTCATAATCCGTAAAAGTGGAATTTGACTTAAGATAATCTCTAAGTGATATCTTAACCTCGTCAAAATTGAGGTTGGAAAAATTGACTAACGGCATCTTATCTAGTTGATTGTAAGGCGAATTCCAAGGCTTGTGGAGGAACGTCTGCTCCTACAACTTCATACGTAATAATAGTATCAAATGCATTACTGTCAAAGTCAGGATTTACCTCTATAGACAGTAATTTTACTCTTGGTTCATAATTATTAATCGAAAATTCAATTTCTTGCTGAATTTGAGATGCTGTTATATCATCTACATTCTCAAAAAGCAACTTTGATACATTAGATCCAAAATCAGGGTCAAAAAATTTCTCTCCAGGAGTAGTTAGAACTATATTCCTTACAGAACGAGCAATTGCATTAACATTTTTAATCGCAATAAGGTCATTATTCAGTGGATTAGACTGAAATGACATACTAATATCTTTAAACCCTTGGCTAACCCGTTCTAGAGGCATGAAATTTGATAATAATTAGAATTATAACTTATTTATTAAGAATTTTTATGTAATTATTTGAGATTGATCGTCGTAATCAAGTCCTTCATAAAAATCACTGTCTTCTAGGTTCTCATACAGGTCATTCTGCACCTTAGAATCACGTTTTTTAGGTGTTTGAACGTCATTTGCTATCTCTCTAAGCATTTTGTTTTCCATTTTTCCTCATTGACATTAAAAAAAGGACTCTAGGAGTCCTTTTTATTTATTTACCTTGACCTCTGCTTCTCTTTTTTGCCAAGTTACGAGAGGAAGCGGCATATTTAGTATGCTTTCCATTTCCTTGACGAGTTTTTTTCGGTCTTGATTCAACAGTTACATCACCTGATGCACTATACATTCTTGGCATTTAACATCCCTCCGAATCGTGTGTAATTTCAACTTTATCTTCAATGATTCTATACTTAATCGAGTCACGCCCCGATAATTCCATTAGAATCTCTTCAGACAGATACCATAGATCTTCTGATGACTTCTCTTTCATGTGGTGCTCTACCCACTCTTTGAGTGCATCCATGATCTTGTACCTATAATACACGAGTTTTTTCGTGACCTACACGAATACGTGGGTCGCACCAGATGTCCCAACCTTCATCAATTGCATCTAGACAGAATGATACGTCTTCGCCGCACATGTCTTGAACTGCACCTGACTCAAACTGTTGCATCTTAGGAGCAAACCAAGGATACTCAAGTTTCTCAAATACACCCTTCTTAATAAGAACCCAACCAAAACCAGTATAGTCTACTGTGAAAGGTTTCTTTCTTTTCGAGATACTTTCGACGGTTTCGTGATTCATCACTCCACCATTCTTGCGGAAATCATCTTCCTCTAACCAGTGTGCGACAGAGGTTGTGCTACCATCTTCTGTGGCATACCAACCAGCAGTGATAGAACGAGCTTCGAGCAATTCTTCATCAATACTTCCATCTTCTTTAACAGACTCAGCAGGAACTGAAAGATCACATAACTGCCAGAACTTGTTAGAGTCAAAGACTATATCGCTGTCAATCCAAAGTTGGTAATCATACTTAAGTTTTCCATCCCAAGGTATTTGATTAGGACCTCTGAGAACATTTGCTCCAAGACACTTACATCTTGCAAAGTTAACCATTGAAGAATAGTCCTGCGAAATTTGGATAGACATTCCGTTCTGAACCATGTCAAAGCATAACTGCACAAAGTTCTTCAGGAATACGAAAGAACATCCACGTCCTGGAAGACAGAATACAATTGTCTTTCCTTTCATTCTTGCTTTAATTGCGTCAATATCCCACTCCTCTTTCTTCTTTGGTTTTGGAGCATTGGCTTTGACTGTAAATCCTTTTGCCATAGTGTTTTGTAATTACATAATCATTATAGATCAATTATATGTATATGTCAATCGTATATTTCCCTGTATTATCTTTGTCGTATGAGTTTATATCCATCTGGTATAGGTGGAAGCATATTAAAAGAAACTGATATACGAAGAGTATCTTCTGTATGTGGAAATACATGATGAATTAAATCACTAGGGAATACTAATAAATCACCCGCAGTACAATTAAATTTATAAGCAGTTCCCCAACCCATCTCAGATAAAATACCCTCTCTATTATGTAATAATGGATTTTGAAATTCTATAGATCCAAAATTATCTGTAATGTACCAAACAGCAGATAACATACATCCTGGATGAGTATGATAATAATTAAAGTCTCCTTTTTTATTAATATTAATCCACCAATTGTCAAGTTGAAATCTTGGTAAAATCTCTAAGCATTTTAAAATATGTTGTTTGTATACCATTCCTCTCCAGTCAATTCTATCACTACTTTGATATCCACCTATATTTGATTTGCGAACACTAGTGTTATTTTTTTGTATTTCTAAAGCCCAGTCATATGCTCCTTCTGGTAGTTCTTCTTTAATATGCCAAATTGGAGTTGGAAATATTTCATGTACAGTCATTTAATAACTATCGCTTCCCTCTGGTTCTTTCCAAGTTATATTACCACCCCCTTGACCAATACCTGCGGAGCATTTCTCATATGATAAATCTTCTTCTTTATATGAGGTGGTCAATAAACCAACCATTCCTTTTAATGATGTCCATGTCTGCTTGAACTGCGATTCATTCAGACTATGGTAGACGCACTCTCCTTTAATGTATATGTGATATATTTCCTGATCTCCTGTAATGTTCGCAGTGTATCCTGACATATTTTTCAACTGGGGATTTTTTTATATATGAAACCTAACAAAGGTCAAAAAAATTTTCGGCGGTTTTTATATATACATCTCGTTTTGGGTTCGTTGTAGGTTAGGGTAGTTTGCTTTTTTTAAAACGGGGCAACGCAAAACGCAACGCTAACACATAAGGGGCATAATAACTGTCA